TCAACACTTGCTCCTTTTGACCTGATGTCAGGGTAACATCATTATCAACCACAAAAGCGGTCCCCGCTGCGTTGGTTAATGTTACCTTAACCACTGCTGATCCAGATGCATCCTCTACAACTAATAATGATTTAACAATAGCTCTAGAGTTATTAGGCACTGTATACAGAGTTGTAAGATCTGTATTTGTTAAACTTACCTTATCGTTTTTATATATATTTGCCACTAGCCTAATCCTAACCAGGTAAATCTTTCCTGGTCCTCTTTCTGTTGTGTTAAGTATGTAGAGTTTAACTGTTCTATGATTGTAGTTAACGCTCTATTGATCTGTCTCTGGTTATCCTCGCTATATTCTTTTTTAGGTTCTGGTAATCTTACCACTACTTTTGTCATTATCCTCTCCTTCCATCTGGTTGTAAATCTACCTGGAATGTACCAAATCTCCAAGATTCACTGACACCAGTGTTTTCTATTTTAATATTTGCATAACGTCCTCTTGCTCTGGTGTCAACTTTGGTTGTGCTGGCATTTATCGTAAAAGGACTTAACGTTGTCTCCTGATCATCCTGTGCAGGAAAATCTTTTATAGCTAATGTAATTTGATTATTACCTGTCAATACCTTAAAGTTTGGCAAGAATCTACGCATTGCCAGAAACACCTCACTCTGATCTTTTTGTAATGAGAAACTAAATGATTGTATGAAAGATGTGAGTGTGGTCACACTACCATCCGGATTGACCTGATCGGTTCCTATCTCATGTTCAAAGAATACCGTCTGACCCAGACCTGTCTCACCGATGACCTGCGGAAATGTACCTGTGTTAGCACTGTTGTATGCTGTTGCATATGGTTTAGGATACACCAGAGAGTCTATCCAACTTGTTCTTATAGAATTTGTATTTGTACCTGTGTACCAATTACCCATCGGTAATCTTGCATTATCCTGTCCATAGTTATAGACAACATATCTATTATTAAAATCAGATCCTGATGTCGGATACCACCAGATCACCTCTGTAAATAGATTATTAATACCTGCATTTATCTGCTGACCTTTTGTTGTATCTGCATCATCATAGACAAAGTCCTCAACAGAGCAAGGTAATGTATTGACCGTACCATCAAAAGAGAAGAAACCATTGTTACCCATCCAGTATGCAACACCATCAATCTCGATGGCTGCATTCTTACCAATCAATCCGCAATTCGTGCCCACCTGTTCGAATCCAAATGTAAAAGGAGCTCCGACAAACTTCATCGTATACAGGGCATTGTCTGTCCATATCAATATATTCTCTTTTGCAACAAGACCACCCATGATTTTTGTGCCATCCTGTAATCTCTGTGTACCTGCAGTATTAGTTGCCTGTGGTGTATATTTATTTATGTTCTCATCCTCGGAGAATCTTATAAACATATCATCCTGTGTTGATGGTGAGCCGATGGTCTCCTCTGTTCCAAGATGAATCAAGTGTCTTGTTGTTGGTGATATAAGTGTAACTCTGGTTGCGGTTGGATTACCACTATCTGTTGCTGCATCTATTCTTGTCTCAAAACCAGATGTCAACATAGATGCTCTTGTTGTGAGTCTTGCTGTAATACCAGAGTTCCATGTAAATGTTTTACCATTAGCCACTGTTGCAACTAACACCTCACCAAAATTACTCAATGACCAAAGTCCTGGTTCTAGTGTTACCGATGATGCCTCAACAGCACTACCAAATCCAGAAAAGTTTGTGGCGTTAGTGACCACAGCGCCATCGCTATGGGCCTGTCCGTTTGATGTGCCAAAGGTTGCTGTTCCCGCTGCACCTCTGGTTATACCTGTTAATTCAACTCCCGCAACTCCAGTATATGTTATCAATTCATTACCAACTGCTATTGTACCTGCTGTTGGAAAACCTGTTGTGGATGTTAATCTGATCTGTGTTGCTGATCCGTTGTTACCAGCTGTATCCGCGCTCAACGCTCCGTCTAGATCATTCTGTAAAGCACCTGTTATCGTACCACCATAATTACCAATACCAAAACCATAACCATACGTCTGTGCTGCAGGACCCACAGTCTCATAGACTTTGACAGTCATGCTACCACCTGTTGATACGACGGCACTTGCCTGATTTAAAGAATTGATTGTAAAAGTTGTAGGGGTTGGAACTGTTAATACCTGAAATAATTTGTCCTCAAAATCAGTCGCATTTAATCCTGTACCACTTGGTAGGGTGACAGATGATAATTGAACGATATCTCCAACAGCCAGATCGTGATCACCTGTTGTTGTAATGGTGCATGTTTTGACTGATGTGCTATTTGTTGCCAGTGTTGAGCTTGTTAGGGTATCAACGACTCCAGCATTATTACATCTAAAAGGTGTGATATCAAAAAGCTGTCCCTCAAAATATAAAAGTAAAAATTTATCTGTTCCTATAGCAACATATCTGTTTCCCTCTGTATCAACAAAAGCATGTTGCTTTCTAGCAACACCAACAATAGAATCAGATAATAATGATTGCCACCCACCAACTTTTTCTGGCAGGCCATATCTAAATCTCACATTATCAGAGTCAACCCAACGACCCTCTGCACCAACACTTGTGTCCTGTTTGTCGATTCCCGGAGCAAACTTGATTTGAGTAAGCGGCATGTTTTACTCCTATGATGTACTATTGGTTTTTATTTGCCAGCCTTTATCAGCAGTTGTGAATATTAATGTTACACATTGGTTATTTGTGGTTAGGTCTAAATCAGAAGTTCCGCCTTGAAGTTTGGATGAGTTTCTTGCAACCACACATTTATTAGTTCCAAAACCATTTGATGCGGATACATCCATTATTGTCACTTCATCACCCTGTGCAGGTGAGGCTGGTAGTGTGATTGTCACAATATTTGCGACTGTGTCTACCCCGATCTGATCTCCGGCCACTGCCGTGTATGTTGTTTTGCTAGCAGCTATTACAGTTGTAAATCCTTTTTCCATCATTGCTAGAGTTGTGGCTGGAACACTACCTCTGGAATAAACCAAAACTTTTGCACCTTCTGGTAAGGGCACCTGTGTGGATGCACTCTGACCTGCTGTTAATAATTTTATGGTATGACTATCTGCAGCACCACCTCTGGTAGTTC